GGATAAGCTGCCGCACATATTGCGGATCGTACTGAGCAGGCGGGTTAGGAAGCGGAGCAGCTTTAAATTTTTCCAGTGCCATTACCTACGCCCATCCGAACGGGCATCGAGGCGCGGGGCACCCAACTGCCATTGCACACCAAGGTCTTCCGACTGGATTTTAAACGCCATCTGGCGCGCACGTGCCCGGATAAAAATCTGGTCCGTGTACTGATCCACCGAAGTTTCGACGACGAGCTTGCCTTCACTGGGGTCGCTGGAAAGCGAAGAACCCGGGAAGTTGCGTGCCCTGATCTGCATGGTGACTTCCGGCTCGTTAGCCGTAGAGCCACTGAACCCAATATCGGGAATGACGCGGCGGCACAACATGAACTGCTCGCCGTCTTCGATATCGAAGTCCGACGACTGGATGTAAGCCACCATAGGATCAGCATCGTCGTTAATGCCATCTTCGTGGTTATAAGTGTAACCAGCGGCAAAGTCAGACAGAGGTGTGTTGGCGGCCTGCGGGTACCGCTTCAGCGGCGTATCAAGCCAAGCAGTCCGGTCAATTGTGCCATAATACCAAATCTTTTCGAGGTGGTTATAGACCACGTAAGCGTTGTTGTAGTCGCTGTTGGCTGTTGGGTAGAACCACCAGACTTCATTCCATTGCTCGTTAGTGCCGCAGACAATCTGGTCTGATTGCGTGACATTGAGGTTTTGAAACACGTGGTTGCGCAAGGTGCAGGGCAACGTCTCAACACGACCCGTATAGGCGTAGAACTTATCTTGGCCCATCCAGTAGGTGATATTAGCCGCCGTCGCCATCGCACGTGGCGAAGCAACCGAGATATTGTCGGCGTATTCCTGCAAGCCAAACACATCGGTTGTGCCGAGGAACTGAAGCGTGAACAGGTGGCTGTCCGTCCAGACCAAGATTTCCTGACGTGTTGGCAATGCGCGAACGATACGGGAGCCGCGAGACACACGGATATCGCCCGCCGTGTTGGTAGCTGTGGGTGTCCAGTCAGCAGGCGTATCTTGGTCAGCCCAGCGGATCAGTAGCGGGTCAAAGTCAACCGGATTAGTCGAGCCAAACGGCACAGCGCCAAAGGCAATCAAGTGCTTGTCCTGCTGTGATACCAGCAACTGCATAACCTTAACTGGCACAGCGTTGGGATCAAAACTGTTATCAGTGGCATACTGCTGTAGCGTAATAGCCCGAGTAGCCAGCGCATTTGACGGGTCTACCGTTGTGCCGCGCACCCACCAGTAGGGCTCCCCGTTACGGATATTTAGCACAAGGTCGTTGTCAAAGTTGTCAAACCACCAGTCACGTTGCGGCAGGTAAACAGGCTCAGTTGAACCAAGACCCCATGCGCCACGTGACCAAGTGCCGGTACCCCAGCCGTAGCCAGCCGTGTTAATGGCGTTGCCCGGTGGGATTTCAAAGTCAATCTGAATGGCAGTGCCGCCCCCACCATTTACGGTAGATGTAACGGTGCTGCTTACGGTGAAAGTAAACACAATACCGCTAACGACGGTGATCTCATGATTGCCGTTAATTTCACTAGCGGGGATACCACCTACCGGACCTACGACACCTGAGATTTCAACAAAGTCACCTGTGCTCGCAAGGTGGGGATTAGGTAGCTGCACGGTAATCGTATTAGGTGCAGTCGTGTCAGTGTAGATGCAGTTATCCGTATCCGGCGTATTCAGCGTCGGAGTAGTTAGTCGGAGCGGCGTGATATTGTAGTAATAACCAGCGTTCTCGATGTATGCCTTCTGGTGCGTACCGAGCGCCATGAGGTTGTCAGTGTAGGTCGTGACCCAGTTCCACATTTGACGGCAAACGCCTTGAAATGTGTTGGGTGTAGCCTTCTGCCAGCCGCCAATCTTCTCGGGATAGCCAGAGCGAAAGCGGATTTTATCGCACTCCCACCAGCCGCCTTCGTTTGAATAGTCGGTCTGGTCGCGGTTTACGCCGGGTTTGAACTGTAGCTTGATGAACGCCATGGCTCTCCCCTACGCGTAATACTGGAAGGTAATGTAACCGCCGCTGTCCGCAGCAGGAGACATAGTGTAAGTTTGTCCCGGAGTCACAGCCACATTTGTGGTAGTGATTGGCGTAGCTGCGCCCCCCACACCACCGGGATAAGTATTTCCAAACGCAAAGGATGTTCCACCCGTAGTCTCAGGCGAAGAGAAATAAGCCTCGCCATTGAAATACCATTCGGTCCCATAAGAACGGATAATTGTTTGCGACGTATTGTCCCATGGACCAGAACTCGCGGTCATGGTGCCACGCACTCGCCTACTTTGGAAATCGCCGCCCTGCGTGTAGTATTTTGAAGTGGTGGGGTTCCAATAGTATATGGAAGGTGCCCAAACTATGGTTCGGTCCGCAGTGCTAGAGTTAAGCCCAGCTAATACTGCCCGGGCTTCGTTGGTAGCATATTCGTAGGTTGTGAACCCATCCACAGTACCCGCTGACCCGCTGAAAGTACCAGCGGCTGCAACATAACCAATTTGATTGGGTGCCCAGAACTCGCTCGCTGGGTCTCCGTTACCGCCCGCACCAGTCAAAACAATTAGGTTTGTAACCCCAGCAGGTGCAGTCCAGCTACCCGGTGACGTAAAAGTCGCCGTTTGCAAGTTAAGTGGGGCCGCACCGAGCAACCCGAAACCCCTAGCACTTGCTGCACCTCGACTGGTTAGCGTGGGCATCCCTTAGTCCTTAAGCAAACTTGGTCTGCGAAGCGAGAACAGTATAAGTCGAACTGCCCGTCTTGATGACGGTGTAGGTGTAAACGTCGATGCTGCTGGTATTACCTGCACTTGGAGCAACGCCATTCTGCCAGCGAGTTGTGACGCCCGAGGTTGTGCCGTCTACCTGCACCGAAATGTTGTAGTAGGCAGTGCCGCCGTTAGTCGAAAGGAATGCAACCGTAAGAGATTGCCCCGTCGAAAGCAGCGAATTGAGCGTCGTCCCGCTATTCCCACGGATATTAATGGTCCAGTTACCCGACGCATTGGTCGTGTAATAAAGAACTGACTGTGTGACAGCATCAAAGTTGATTGTACCTGTCGAGGCAGTCGCGCTGATGGTAGCGCCCTCAATCATATACGCCAACGGCTGGAGCGACGTGATGTCCGTGTTAGTCCCCGACTTGGCCGCACTTAGTGCAGACCGCGCAGTTGCCGCAGTGTTACCCCCAGTGCCGCCAGAAGCCACCGGAAGAGCCGAAGCAAGTGTCAGAGACGAGAGGTGCGTCGTGGCATCCACCACATCAGTGCCGTTATTGTAGACCCACATGGTCTTGCCAGCAGGGACCGTGATCCCCGAGCCAGCAGCCGTCTTAACCAGCACGCTATCAGCGCAGGTGTTGTTGACGATATAGGTCTTCTCAATGCTGGGTACGACTAGATTGCGTGTCGCACCGCCAGTGGTGCCGATCAGGTTCAAACGCAGATTACGTGCGACTTGCGTCGTGTTTGTATCCGAAAGCGTGAGCGTGACGTTGGCGCTTGCGAAGGTGACGTTAGCCGAACCTACAACAGCCTCTTCCAAAGCAGTGCCAAGGTTGACGTTTGTGACGTTACCCCACGTGGCGAGGTTCTCGCCCGTTGCCATAAGCTGGAGTTTGAGGTTGCTATATGTGCTCGACATCTTCAGTCCTTACGTCGGTATCTCTGTCCAGTTCGGGGTTTGCGCGTCGTTAATCTGCCCCCAAACTAACACAGAAGTCAGCGCAGCGTTAGCCGATACGCCAGTTACATATACATTCATATTGATAGCGATGAAAGGTGTTCCAAGCGCACCGGTTGCCTGTACCCCTGTGGGTCGCACACCGCTCTGGTAGCGGATCGTTCCGGTAAGCCCAGTGCCTGAAACGCCGGTAACTTCAACCGAAGCCCCGGCCCCGACAGTGGCAGTGCCAATTTGACCTGTACCCGTCACGCCATCTTCGATGATGGTGCCGTAAGCAATGACGTTGGCTTGGCCGATCTGGCCTGTAGCTTGTAG